TGCGTTCCAGACGTTGTTTTCTTCGGCAACAGCTAACCTCTGTAGCGGTTCCTCAAACGTAGCGTAGTATGATTTATGCAGTTTTCTGCTGTGTTTCTTACTTATAAAGTCGTTACTGATTACATATACCAACGCAGACTTAATCTCCTGTACCTCTGGGAAGTGTGTAAACGTAGCCGCAGCCATTATGTCTAACTGCGTAGTGTCAGCGTACTTAGCGTTCTTGCCTGTCTTGTAGTCAATAATCAGAGCCTTGTCTTCATTTACTATGAGCAAGTCTACGATGCCGCGAAACCAAACATCCTTAGCCATAAACTTAGTTGGCTTATATTCTTCGCCATCAAAAGCAACACCGAATTTTAATTCGCAATGTTTTTCGCCTTCTAAGCTGTTAAGCGAATCTAGTAAGCGGTTAAGGAAAGAAAACTTTTTAGGCACTTCTTCCCCGGACTTAATATAGTTTTCGGCTGCTTTGTGTACTTCGTTGCCGTATCGGGTAGCTGCGTTGCCGTAGTCTTTAACATCCTTAGCTACCTTCAAGTGGTAATATTTTTTAGGGCATTGTTCAAAAGTTTTGATACTACTGTAAGACCACGCTGTCATAATTTACCTTCTTCTATTAGTGCTATTCGGTTGGCTTCGTGCGCGGCTGCTATCTCCGCTTTATTTTGCCCAGTGTACGGAACCGCCAATCGTTTTTTGACAAGGAGTTGCGTAATAGTTCCTTTTCCCGTTTTGAACTCGCCCAGAAATCTTCCAAACTTTCCTTTCTTTTTTGTTGTGAGCGCATATGTTCCTCCCACGATGAGAGTCTTTTGAACGTATTCTTTTGCGAGGAGTCCATGAGCTTTCTCCTGTTTATTTCTTGTGCGGCACTCGGGAGTATCAATACCATCAAGACGAATCCGCTGATTGTGCAGCCAAGTATCAAAACCAAGATCAATGTCAACATCTACTGTATCTCCGTCTACGACTTTAACTATAGTTGCTTTGTATTCGTACACTATTTTTCCTCGTACTCTTTTATGTAACGCAAAAAGTACCACTGCATTTTACGCAGGTCTTCAAGTAACTTACCCTTGTAGCGGTGTCTGTGAAGATACTTGTGCGCGTTCCCGAGCAGATACCCGCGATATTCTTCCGGCGTTAGCTGTTGCTTTATATAGTCAATACACTCAATGCCCTGTGATGCGTAGTGCTGTGGGCTGTTCACTGGATCAGCCGCTGTCTTCAGCCTCGTCTTGAATACGGGCTTCTTCATCTCCGCCATTGGCTCTCCTTGTTTTGCTGAACCTCTAGGCTTATAGGTTCCGAACTTCTGTTTCATCTGACACCTGCATAAAATACATGCTTGTGTATATTTGCTGTGACTTGTCCTGTGTATGCCCACTCAGGGAACACTTTCGTACTGTGGTAGTGCGTTGCACCTCCTGTAATATCAGGAATCAAACCACTTAGATGCACTATGTACAACGCATCGCGCCAAGCCTTCTGGTCGTGCGGGTCTTCCGGTTTGCCATCACAGTAGAAGCTGAACTGGCACATGTTTCGTATCGGGTTACCGTTCCAGTAGTAACCTTGCTTGACTACATCGCACGCATTATCTGGATAGCGTGGGTCTTCGATTCTGTTTCGGACTACGTGAGCGACTGCAATCTGCCCAGCGTCTGGTTCACCTCTAGCCTCAAAGTAGATAGCTAGGGCTACGCACATCAACTGGCTCACCATGTCTACTCCTCCTCTACAATCTTCTCTCTAAGTATTGCGTCCTTCCATTCTTTACACCACGGACAGAACCAACCTTTGCGGTAGGCTCGTGGATGCTCGTCACCGTCTTGCTTCTCGATATACCCGAGCACCTCAAGCATCTTCTGACCGCATTTACACTTCTGTTCCAACTCTTTATACACACTAGTCATAGATACTGAAGTTGTCTACTGGGGTAACAGTTTCTAGTATCGTGCCGTCCATCAACAATGCTTCTTTCTTTGCACAAACTTGTATTCCGTTCGGTACAACTTCAATTAAGCAGTGGATTTTTCCTGTAGAGTTAGCCAAATACTCTGCTTCTTCTATTGCTGCTTCTGGGTCAGTAAATAACGTAGCCATGTCAGTGTATCGTCCCCGATTCCATCAACTCATCTATGAACTTCTCTAGCAGTAAGAAAGTAGCTTTCTCTAGCACCAGATAAAATTCTTCTTGTGCCTTTTCTCCGATTGAGTAGTACAACACCCCGTAAGTTTTGCCGTTCTTCGCTGTTAGGGTTGTAACCAGATCAGAAGCTGTGTCTAAATCATCAAGTAAATACACGTCACTCATCAGGATCGCCTGTGTCCTGTAAGAGTGCTTCTACTTCTTCCAAAGCTTCTGTCAATCTCTTTACTAGCTCAATTACATCTTCTAGGTCGTGCTGATCTAACTCTATTGTGACTCGCATAAGCACCTCAAATTCTGTGCGTGCCCCAAGGATAAAGGCACGGCTAACCTTAGCGCGGCTTAGTCGGTACGTGCAGAAGGTGGAGGACACACTATGATGCCGTGGTCAACTCACGTACTGCGGGTGTTTTGGCCAGAATGAAAACATAAGAACATGCCTACCCACCGCCCGCTGGGGTATTTCGGGGTCAAAATTCGCTAAAACCCCCCGAAACCTAACATTCTCCATAACTTTTGGCGTAGCCCCCTTCACAGTTTAGGGGCAAGCCTTTCGCCCATTCAGGGCATATCTTCATACATTCCTCTACGTACGCCATAGCTCTCTCAGCCTCTGACTCTGGAGCTATGCAGCCTATCGCATCGTGTACAGTCATTACCACTTTATAGCTCTTGGACACACGTAACAACTGCTCCCCGATCACTATTCTGGCTAGGGCTTGGCACACGTTCTCGATGACCTTCCCTCCGTATATCCTGTTAGCTATAACCGCTCGGCCCCGCCGAGTGTCGTATACCATCTCGTTGTCGCTTCTTCGCAGATTGGGGTACTTTATACTTAAGCCGTTAGGCATAACAATGCCCTTATGGCCCGTGACTTGCAGTACGCCATCTTTGCCCAGCGGTGAAGTGTGGTTTTTCATTATAGCCTTAAGAGCATCATTCGCCTGATACCAAAGCTTTGGTATCCGTCTGTATACCGTCCTATATACTTTTATGATCCGCTCGCATTCTGCAAGCTCTAGCTCTACTCCAAAGTTCTTAAGCTGTAGCTGAAATTTCTGCGCTCCCATACCATATCCGGCCCCCAGAATAGTGGTCTTGCCCACAAACCTCTCTTCTTTAGTTATCTTATCCACAGGTTTGTAATAAATGTCTGAGGCCATGATGCTGTACACATCGTCCCCTCGGGTGAACGCATCTACCAAATCGTCCTGCTCGGCTAGCCACGCCAAAGTGCGCGCCTCGATCTGAGACAAGTCACAGTCAATAAATACGTAGCCTTCAGGAGCACATATAGCCTTCTTCAAAGCAGAGCCACGGGGCAGGTTCTGCATATTGATCTTTTCGTCGCCGCCCCACCGGCCTGTGTGCGCTGCGTAGTACCGTAGTGGTATGGGCAGTGGGCCTCGGTCAGCTATCGCAATAAACCGCTCTGTGCGCGTCTCTTCTATCGTAGACCGGACTCCCAACCTTGCAGCAACCAGTGCCTGTACGTAGTCATTTTCGTGCTCTAACAAGGCCCTGAACTCCTCGTCAGTCTTGGCGAAGGCATACGTCTCTTTGCCGGTAGTGGGGCTAACCTTCATCGGTGGCTCTACACAAAACTCCCTAAGCAGATCAGCGAACTGCTGATTACTGCGTAGCTGTGTCTCCTCATGGCGCACCTTCTCCATAAGCTCCTGCTTTTTCATCTTTATCTCATCCAGATGGGCTTGCAGTATGCTCTTGTCCAGCACCAAGCGCGGTTCTGTGAACATTCGTAACGTCAGGTCAATCAGGTCAAGCTCAAATATATTGAAGTTCAACTTCTTCATCAGGATAAGGAACAGCTTGTGAGTAAGCTCCACGTCCTGAATACAGTATTTACCATACTGTTCAAGCTCTGATGGGCTGAAGTCCAAACGCCTTTTCCCGATGTTATCAACGACTTCCGTACCTTTTTTGCCCAGTTCGTAGTATTCGCTCAGAGCAGATAGGCTACCCCCGACTTCTACGGTGTGGATTGCCCGCGCCATAGACAGCGTGTCTGCTATCTTTTTGGGTCGGATTGTGAATAGCCAGTTAAGCACAGCCATATCGAACTTGGCGTTGTGCGCCACAGCTATGCTGTTAGCCCAGTCAAACGTATCCAAAAAGTCTTGCGTCTTTTTAAGTGTGCCGCTAAACCATTGCGTAGGTTCATGGTTACGTTTTACGGCTACGCCAATAACCTCAAACCGCTCATCGCGTACGTACTCTTCTGTTGTCAGTTTGTTGAAGCCGTACTGTTTGTCGTAGTACGTCTCAAAGTCTATAACCAAAACATCCATAGCCTTAATTCCCTTTGTTCTACCATTCCTTATCTTGGCAACTATCATCATCAAAGAGGCGTTCCATCACGACTCGTGTAAACGTATCGGCTTGGACTTCTTCAAGTTTAAGTTTGAAGCGATGTCGTTCTTCTTCCGTTATGAACCCGCCGCTTTTGTTTTCGTCAAGCACAATGCGTATCAACTTATCCCACCTCTCTTTGGGTTTGTGGTTAGTTGGCATTTGCGGCATGAGTATGTCGAACTCTTCGGGATGGCTTTCCATGCGCTTAAGCATGATCTCTAAGCCCTTATTCATTACCCATATCCCAGTACATGTAAGTCGAGCCTTTGTGTTGGATAAGGCATAGCTTAGATTTGCCGTCACATATCTCGCACCAAAAACGAATCACCACCCCGTCTCTTCGCGGGCTAGGGTTTCCGGTTAAATCTGTACCTGATACGACCCCATCATGCGTAGACTTTGTGTAGACCCCTACGTCCCAATCTTCCATACGGAAAAAAGTTTCAACAGAATCGTGGTGTAGTTCCTGTGCAGTGCAGTGCGGGCAGGCTATATGGATGGTTGAT